ACAACAAACTTAAGTAAAGGAATGGCTCTTGGTTCAGATACTAGCAAGATTGTTTTTGCTGTACCTGGCACCTACAACCTTAACTTTTTAGGTCAGTTTAATTTTACTGGCGGTACAAGTGACTACCACGTCACAACCTGGTTTTCTAAAAACGGTGTTCAAGTCCCATCCTCTGCTTTTACTTTTACCACAGCTAATGCTCAGAATTCACAAGTATTAGCAAACATTGAGTCTCCAATCAGTGTTCTCCCAAATGACTATATCCAATTTCACTGGTGGTCAGGTGCTTCTGGAATGTCACTTCTTGCTACAGCGGCTGGCACTAACCCAACTCGTCCAGCGTCTCCATCAGCTAACTTAACCATCTATAACGTCGGATAATGCCATTTAAGTCACAACGTCAGCGTGCTTTTATGTACGCTGTACACCCAGAGATGGCAAAAGAGTGGGAAGAAAAAACCCCTAAAGGTAAAAAGCTTCCTAACAAAGTAAGCAGCAAAACCACTACGAAAGGAAATAAATAATATGTGCGCTACATGCGGATGCGGAATGAAGGATAAGAAGGCTCCTGGATACGGCAAGGGTAAGAAAGCCACCGCTGCTCCTAAGGGAATGAAGAAGGCTGCTCCAGCTGCTGGAATGAAGAAAATGGGTAAGAAGAAGTAAATGGCTCACGACGACAAAAAGTTTGAAAAGGGCATGACTGCAGCTCAAAAAAAGAAGTTTGAAAAAACTGATGAAAAGAACGACAAAGCTTTAGCCAAGGATATAAAGAAAGCCCCAGCCAAGGCAAAGAAAGCCCCAGCTAAGAAAAAGAAGTAAGAGTAAGCCCCTCGGAAACGGGGGGCTTTCTTTATACTTTAAGAGTACTCACCGTGCGGTGTTTATAGCTTTACCCTTGCGAACGACCTCTCTCACTAGGAGTTATTACCGTGGCTGACTCAAAGATTTCTCGTGCCGATAAAGACGACTTTGAGAACACCATTTTTCAAAACCTTCCCGACGCAAGGGAAAACCGTAATAACTGGTTAGCGGTGACTGCAGGCGTTCTCTTGGGAAGGGCGATGGCCAAGCGTGGGAAGCGTTAATTTTAAAAAGCATGAAGCTGATGCTGTAGACCTTCTCTGTACACAGCTGACTAAAGACTTTCAAACACATGCCCTCAAGTACGGGTGGAACAAGACTCTTGTTTCTCAGATGTCTGTCATTCTTGATGATGAAGATACTGTTGTCATCCAATACCCTGACTCTTTACGCGACCAAGTAGAAGACCTTGAATATGGAGAACTGGGTATGCCCCCAGCTCCCGCTATTCGAACATTTAAAAATATTATTAAAGAGTTTGTCCATAATAGTCTGGAAGATGCTGTCGTAAATTCCCTCTTTGATTCGGACGTGTTTGAATGAGCGACATCGAGACAACTTTCCTCGTACGAGAAGACGAGGCACTCAAGAACTGGCTTAACGGAATAACTGTAGCTGACGGCAAGTCATCTGCTCGACCTGTTAAAATCTGGTTTACCATGCCTGATATCGAATTACAGAGCATGACATTTCCGTTTATCACAATTGACTTGATTGACATGGTTCAGTCTAAAGAACGTCAAGTAGGTGGGGGAACGGTTTATGACGACACCCTAGGTGGTCAAGTTACTCCTGTCAGTGGGGTCGTTTACAGCTATGACACTCCTATTGCGTGGGACCTTTACTATCAGATTACTACTTACTCACGTCATCCTCGCCATGACCGTGAAATCATCAAACAAATGCTAGAAACCTATACCCCAGGTAAATGGGGCTTTCTACCTTTGCCTAACGTCGACGGAAGCATATACGAATGGCGTCATATGTTTATGGAGAGTTATGCAAAAAGAGACGCAATTGTTGACAGTCGTCGACTCTACCGTAACGTCATAACTGTGCGAGTGCTTACTGAGATGACCCAAGATGTTTCAGATGCAGCAGCTCTAGGCATAGTTTCGAGCGTCGACATCACACTATCTGGTGCAACTAATAACGATAACTTTAACCCGATTACTCAGACGGTCACTTCCGACTAATCTATAAAGGAGATACCAATGGCAGTTTACCAACGCCCTGGGGTTTACTTGAATGAGACCCTAACACCAACACCACCATCAGTAAGTGCTGCAACAAACATTTACGCAGCATTTCTTGGTGCCATTAACCAAGGTCCACTTGCTCCTACTCTTGTCACATCATGGACTCAATTTACACAGCTTTATGGAAACTGGCAGTATGACTCTACTGACGTATTTCGTCTTGCCGTCAACTCTTTCCTTGTAGGTAACGGGGGTGGACAGTGCTACATCCAGCGTGTACCTGCCACAGGCTACGCAACAGCTTCTCGTCAGCTCTATGACTCAAGCGGTACTGGCGGTACTCAAGGAGCTACCTACACCATGCAGATTAATGCTCTTAGCCCAGGTGCTTGGGGTAACAATCTTTATGTAGATATCGTTAAGCAGACAACAACATCCCCTACATTTTCTATTGTCATTTATTACGGAAGCTCAGCTCAAAACAGCATTGTAGAGCGCTTCAATGACCTATCAATGGATAGCACAAACTCTCGTTATGCTCCACAAGTTATCAACGGAGTTTCACAATGGATTACGGTTACTGATGATAACGATGCAAGCTCAGAGCCAGGAAAAGCTCCAGTAGGGGCTCTTGGTCTTCAGCTAGCAGGAGGTGCCAACGGTTCTGGTGGACAGACAAGTTCAGCTATTGCTGGAACCGTCTCTGCGTTTGATGCAGTTCAATCAAGCCTTATTATCAATGCCCCTGGAATCACAGCATCTACAGACGTCAACACTATTCTTGCTTACGCTGTAAACCGTGCTGACTGCTTTGTAGTAATCGACCCAGGCTATCAAGATGTAGCTGATGAGCTCACCCTAGCCGCTAGCTACACTCAGACATCTTATGGTGCTGCGTACTATCCAAACATCACCATTGCTGACCCAACAACAAACGCACCTGGAGCTACAAGGTCAATTGCTCCTGGAGCTGCGGTTGTTGCTCAGTACCTTGCTACAGACAAGGCTCGTGGTAACCCTGGTGTTTTCAAAGCACCTGCAGGTCTTCAAACCCGTATCGGTGGGGCTGTATCAGTAGCAACAACCACAAACACAGACCTTGATAACTTGACCTCTGGCGGAGCAGCTGGCGTACCAGTTAATGCTATTCGTTACATCAATGGTTCAGGGATTGTTATCTGGGGAGCTCGTACCCTGCAACAAGGATATGTAACTCGCTACGTTCCAATTCGCCGTACCCTTATTTACTTGGAGAAGGCTCTTAACGACCTTACCAAGTTTGCTATCTTTGAGCCAAACGACCAGAAGCTATGGCGTAGTCTCAACGCAACCGTAACCAACTTCTTGAACCAGTTCTGGCGTCAAGGCGGTTTGCGTGGAGATACTCCATCTCAAGCTTATTATGTTGTTTGCGATTCATCAGTAAACACGCTACAAAGCATTGATGCTGGCATCGTTAACATCAATATCGGAGTAGCTCTACAACGTCCAGCCGAGTATGTCGTCATCAATATTGCTCAATATGATGGTGGCACAGTAATCACAACAGCGTAAGGAGAGAAATAAATGGCATCGTCAGCAGACATCACACGTTGGAGTGCTCGACAAAGTGACCCACTACGTAACTTTAAGTACTTCGTAGAATTCATGCCACCAGTCAATGGTGCAGCCTTCTTTGACCCTAAGGTAACTAACAACGGAGCAAACCAGTTCTCTGGAGGTTTTACTCAGGTTCAAGGTCTTACCATCAACACGCAGGCAATTGCCTACCGTGAAGGTGGATTTAATACAACCGTTCACCAGATTCCTGGAACAACGTCTTTCCAGCCAATCGTCCTTAACCGAGGAATGATTTATGGTCAGGACCAGGCAATCACATGGATGCGCTCATTGTTTGCAGCAGCTTCTGGAAATGGAATTACAACAGCTGGTGCAGATTTCCGTCTAGACGTAAAGATTTACGTTCTTGACCATCCATCGACAGCAACAAACGCTAACGGTATTGGTGGAGTTACCTCACGTGCAGTATTTACTGCTCACAACGCGTGGATTAGTTCTCTTACCTATACAGACCTTAATGGTACAGATAACAACGTTCTTTTCGAACAAATGACTCTTGTACACGAAGGTTTGGACGTATTCTTTACCGATACAAACAATAACGCAATCACTACCCAAGACGGACCATATACGTTTTCTAACTAAGTAACTAAAGGAGCATAACTCGTGCCACAAACGTCGGACCCACGAATAGTCAATAAGCTTGCAGAAGAGCTGACAGCTGGTCCTCAGGAACAACAAAAAATTGCTACTGAGTCACCAGCTGACACTCTTGTACATTTGCCAGGCGGATTTTTAACAAAGGACGGAAGCGCGGTAAAAACCGCTGAAGTCAGGGAGCTAAACGGTCTTGATGAGGAAGTTATTGCAAAAGCAGGTAGCACTTCAAAAGCTCTCCTTACTATCCTTCAACGAGGACTAGTAAGCATTGGAGACCGAGCCCCAGTAAAAGAAGACTTTGATGTCATGCTCTCAGGAGACCGAGACGCTATTTTGCTAGGAATTAGAAAAGTTACTTTTGGCAAGATTGCAGATTTTACAGCTTATTGTAACGTCTGTGAAAAGCCCCAAGACTTTTCTATTGATTTAGATACTGATATTGAAGTAAACGAGTTAGAGAATCAAGCAGACCGTTCGTGGGTTGTACCTATCAAAGCGGGAAGAGCTCGTGTGTCTTTACCAAATGGCATTACCCAAAGAAAAGTTATGGATAGTACCGACAAAACTTTGGCAGAATTGAATACAATTATTCTTGCGGGATGCGTTGTTAGTCTCAACGACTCCCCTACAACACCGAACACCGTCTTAGAACTCGGCATAAAAGACCGCGAAACTCTTATTAAAGAGATTGTCGACCGTAACCCAGGTCCACGCCTAGGGGAGGTGAGCAAGGCTTGTGAGGCATGTGGTACAGAGATTGAACTACCACTAAGTCTCGCTTCCTTGTTTCGACTATAAGGAAACCGATTACGAGTCTTTAATGGACCAGTATGAAGTGCTCACTCGAGCATTTAAATGGTCTTTATCAGACATACGCAATCTTTCCTTTAGGGAAAGAAAAAATTGGCTGGAACGTTCTAAGAGAGGCTTATAGACATGGCAAAGCGTCAAGACCTTGTTGACTTGGTCGCGCTCTCTGAGAAACTTGCTCAAAATCTTGAAAAAGCAGGCGCTGCCTCTCAAACTATACACACAGGACTTGCAGGAGCCAGCGCTGCCGCTGGAAATACTGTGGGTACTGGCAGCATGTCCAACCCAGGAGGAGGCGCTAACGGAACAGTAGCTACTCCTAGAACGACATCTACCGCAGGTGCTGCAGGTCAAGTACTAGGTACTGTTCTTAAAGGTCTTGGCTCTGTTGCAGGTGTAGGAATTTCAGCTGCTGCAAATATGCTGCCTAGCCCTGCAGAAGCAGCGTCATACCAGCTTTCAACATCTCGCCAAGGCTTCTTCGGTGGAATGAGCTTTGGTCAAACGGGTAATTTACAGAAAGCCATTTCTGCTGGGGGAACTGCTCTTAATTCCCAAGACGCTGTTCAAGCAATAGCTGCTCTTCAAAGCGCAGGTATCTATAACGTTAACCAAGTAGGTGGCGGAGTTGCCTCTCTTTCTAATTATGCTCCAAACCTTGGATTAGCAGGAACAGCTCAGGCGTCCGCGTCTTTGTACCAAGGTCGTTCAACAAACTTGTTAAACCAAATTGGTGTTAAGACCATGACTGCAGCTGGTCTAGCAAGAAGTCCTGACCAAATAGCAAACGACTTTGTTGATAAAATTTTTGCAACAACACCCCCTTTACAAAAGGGCTCTGTAGAAGCCTACGCTTATTTACAAGGAGCTCTTACTCCATCTGGTCAGCTTACATTTATTCTTAATACGTATATTCCTGACCAAAATCTTCAACAGATTATTATCACTAAGCTTTTTGCTAAAGCTAAGGGGTTGCCTGATGATGCGACAAAAGCGCAGCTTACTGCAGCAGGAATCACAACAGCAACTGTTGGTGCTCAAAGTGCTTACAACACTGCACAACTGGGTGTTACTCAAGCAACGCAAGCCAGTATAAACGTAGGAACTGTTGCAGCTCTTAAAACACTAACAGTTGCTGCAAATGATTTTGCTAAAGTTGCTAAAGATTTAGGACCAGAGCTAAAAGCCTATGGTTTTGGTAGTACTTTGATGGGTGGAATAGGTACTACAGCAAGTGCTGGTCTTGGTGGACTTCTAGGTCATTTCTTAAGCGGTACAGGTGGTGCGATATTTAAGGCTCTTAAAGGGTTTTTTACAAACCCAGTCGTTGAAGACGCAGAAACAACTGTAGAAGGCTTAGCAACAGGTGGTCCTGCTAAAGGTAATGTTCCTTATATCGTTGGTGAAAAAGGACCTGAACTCTTCGTTCCAGATAGCAGCGGAACTATCATTCCTAACCATCTTATCGCTAGAGCTAACGGAGGTCCTGTAGACCAAGGAGGCTTTGCTTCCATGCTTCTCGGAGCTCTCGGCGCTCCAGCAACTCAACAAAATGTTGCTGACTTAACCATGTGGGAAAACATGGAAGGCGGAAACTGGAACAACACCGCTACTTACAACCCCCTCAATACAAGCTATCAGCTTAACGGTTCGGTTAATTACAATACTAGAAAAGCAGGTAGCGGTGTTCAGGCGTACAGCTCTTGGCAACAAGGTCTGGCTGCAACCGTTGCAACATTAACAGGTGCCAACGCGGGTTCTCGCGGGTATACAAATATCGTCTCTGCGCTTCGTGCAGGAGCCAGCTCACAAGGCGACTTCCTTAAGCTTCTTCAAGCTTCGAGTTGGGACGCAGGTCACTACTCAGGAGGAGCATCTACATCTGTAGCTGACAGCAGTGCTGGAGGAATGTACAGTACAAGTAGTGTTGGTCTTTACGGAACAATAGGTAACACAGCACCTTTAGGAACTTTGCTGAGCACAACTCCAGCATCGACAGGCGCACCTCAAATTAATATTAACGTTACAGTTCCATCTGGAACGGACCCACACGCTGCAGCAAAAACGGCCGCTACTATTCAAGCTGCAGTTAAAAAAGCACTAGCTCAAGCAGGAGTAACTAGCAAATGACAGCTACATCAGCCAGCACAACTAACTCTGCTATTGCTAAATGGTTGGCAACAAATCCACCTGCAGCAAAACAGAGTAAACTTAAAGATATTCAACAAACTTTTCAATCACAAAAAACTTCTGCTATTGCTCAAATTGTGGGTGCCATCAATCAAGCAAACGCCGTGTTTTACACGGGAAGTGGCAGCAGTGCGGTATTAATCAACTCACCTAAAGGGCTTACATATCCAAATCAAGCTCATTTTTACGATGGACCTTCTGACGGTTCCGTTAGTACCATAACTTTTTATGGGGGTCTATACCAGAATCCAACAAAACCAGGTGATTGGTGGACAGGGTATCTTCCTTTTGATTCCAGTACAAAAGACGGTCTTTATGATTATTACTTTGCCGTTCACTACAACGACTATCTTTTAGCTGGAAACGGAAACAATCCTTGGGCTGATACGACGCCTACTAACTTAGTATATGGGGACACGTTCACCATTACAGTACCTTTGTTGTGGGCATATAACTTTTATACAAGCAGTAAAGTACTAAATTATTTACAAAACATGCTTGTTGCTGTAAATGCTTCTAACGCCTCAACTACTGTAAAAAACCAAGTAGAAGCCCAATACACTGATTATGTAGGTACTCCTGCTAAAGCAGTTATTAATCAGTACGGACGTATGCAAGCAAATATTAACTTAGGTAAAACTGTGCTAGCTCAGGCTGAGACAACGTACACAGATGCGGTTAACGCGTTAATTGGAGGATACTCGGGAGCACAATCTGCAACTGCAGCTGCTGCAGCCGCTGCTGCAAGAGCCGCAGCAGCTAACTCTAGTGCTTTAAACAATGGAGCAGCGTTAAGCGGTAATGATTACGCATCCCCTCCAAGCCTTCCTAATGACTGTAGTTTTAACCTACCTCCTCACAGAGCAAGTTTGCCACTAACAATGAGCTCAGACGGTCAGTATGGCCAAGACAGCTTAAGTGACATAGACCGTAGGGGTCGTTTTTGGTTTCACGCTGACCAGAAAGGGCTAGCTTTTACACAAAGCGCTACGTCTAGTCAAGACACCAATGCTAAACCTACGACGTCATCCAAGTTATATGGGTTTCAATTTTTATGGAATCCTGAGTCGTATAGTGTTAATGTACAAATTAATGATGGGGTTACCCCTACATCGGCGCAATATTGGTCAACAGCTCTTCCAGTTTTTCCAGGAGGAGAGAGTTTGTCTGTTTCTATTGTTCTTGATAGAACAAACGATTTTGCAAGTTTTGGTGCTACTCAAGACTACAATCAACTAACAAACTACTACGATGTGAGCAGCAGTGGTGTTGCAAAGACCCCTGATTCATCAGAGACCGATGAAAGTCTAGAAACAAAGATTAAAGATTTAATCGCTCGAGGTACTCTTGCAGATATTGAATACCTTTATAAAACAATCAACGGCGATGGGTGGGTAGGTCCAAGTGGACCATCTTCAGACATCGGTTTCTTAATGATGACGCTTGTTTGGATTGAACTTGGCCCTAAAATCTACTTAGGATACTTAGACAGCTTAAACATTACTCATACAAAATTTACACAAGATATGAAACCTATTACTTCTCAGCTTGATATGTCATTTATTTTGATGGCAACAGCTCAAGCAGTACAGCAATCTAGCGGAAATAGCAATAACACTCCTCCAAAAGGCGCAAAAAAGTGACTATTAAAAATAATTCTCGTTATATAAACTCAATTATTGAGTACATTCAATTAGAAGAAAATGGCCCGCAACTACCTATTGTTTTTTATACGTTTTCTGATTTAGGACGGCTATCCTACAAAACTCATGTGTACGTTGAGGGTGAGCGTTTAGACCAAATAGCCTTTAAGTACTACAACAGACCAAATCTTTGGTGGGTTATAGCTGAATTTAATCCACAAATATTTGACCCAATGTCTATTGCACCTGGAACAGAGTTGTTGATTCCAAATGTATAATTTTATAGACATAAAACTACCTCAATCGCAAACAAGCACCGTACTTTCCTACCGCACTGTATTAACTATGGGTAGATATAAGCACCAGCATTTAAGCTTGTATGTAAAAAATTGGGGCATGACGTATTCTGACATTAAAACAGGTTCTCCTATACAAGTAACTATTTCTTCTCCATACGGTTCTCAAGAGTTTGCTGGGTATATTCACTCTATAACACCTGACCTACAAACAAATAAAAACTTTGTAGAGATAACCGCTTTAGGTGCAACATACGTTATGAAACAAGCATCACAAAATGTTTGGACAAACGTCACCGCAGACCAAGTAGCTGCTCAGATTTGTAAAAAACATAACCTAGCCTATTACTGTGCCCCTCACGGCAGAGTTTTTGACAACTTGTGTCAAATGGGTGAAACAGATTGGGAATTTTTATGCAAACTGGCTATTCAAACTGGCTACACCCTTAGGTCAGAAGGTACTTCAGTTTATTTTGATACAATGACAGCTGATTTTACAAAGTATCAGGAAAATGCTCCTTACTTTATTCTTCGTGAAGCAAACGACCCCCAAGGCCTCAGTTTATTTAACTTTAATCCAGAAGTAAGTGATGCAAACGAATATGACGAGCAGATGAAGTCTGCGGTAGCGGTTGGTGGGGTAAGTCTTACATCTGGAAATAAAATTGTTAATACCAATCAAAACAGACCAACTGCTACAAAAACACAATCACAAACAGAATTTTTTGATAGTTTTCATACTTCAGCGGTTATTCCTAATTCACAAGTAGCTGGTTACGAAGCAGTAGCAGCAGATGAAAGAAATCGATACCCATATCGAGGAACAGCTGAAGTTTTAGGTGACGCTCGAATTCGCCCTGACATGCCTGTTTTTCTTGATGGTCTTGGAAAAGACTACTCAGGTTACTGGACAGTTCTTGAGTGTACCCACATATTTAAAGAAAAAATGTACACAACTGAAATGGTTGTTGGAACAGACTCTCTTGGACAAGTTGCTTCTGGAGCTAAAGCACCTAACCCGACTCCTCAAAGAATTATTAGTCCAACTAGCCCTGCTACCTCGACACCAGCAGCATCAAAACTAATTTCTAATACGCCTATTGTAAATAACAGCGCAAAAAACACTGGATTCAGTTTGGCACAAAATAGAAAGCAACCCGATGCAACACGTAGTCCCAACACTTCAGCCCCTAAATGGGGTAACTCATCGGGTAACCTTCGTAATCAACCATCAAAAACGGCTGCTAGCGCGGCTACTATCAACAAATTAAGGAGCTCAGGTGTCAGATAAACGCTACTACGGGCTCTATAGAGGCATCTGCTACAACAACGTAGACCCTACAGGTCACAATCAAATTCAAGTGTCTATCCCAGATTTACTGGGAGACCCTAAGTTAAACCCTAAAGGGGTCACTGGTTGGATTCCTGGCTGTATGCCTGTTGTTGACAACGGAACTCACGCTAACCACACAGACACCTATACAACGACTGCAGCTACGGTAGGACAATATGGAAGTCACACGCATAACGTGACTTTGAACTCAGCACATAGTTCCCACATTAGTGTTCCTAACATTAATCAAGTTGTCTGGATAATGTTTGAAAAAGGCGACCCTAACTTTCCAGTATGGATGGGAGTGTATATCTAATGGCTAATATCGAGGGCAGCGCTATTGCATTTCCTTTCTCAATTAATCAATCAGGTGAAGTAAGCTTTTACGAAGACAATGATGCAGCTATCTGGCAGGACAGAGTTCGCTACGTCATTTTTACACAAATGGGTGAGCGTGTAATGCGACCAGATTTTGGTTCACGAGTTCAAGATTTAGTATTTGAGAATAATTACTCAACTACCGCGTTAGCAACAAAAATTGTTGCTGCTGCTTTTGCTAAATGGTTGCCTTCTTTAACACTAAATAATGTTGTAGCTACACCAGATGACGTAAACTACGGATTAAACTTAGAAATTGACTATACTATTCCTAACGGTCAACGTCAGCAGCTGTCAACTCAGACCAAGGTATTCAATCGCTATGGCGAGATAGTTCAGGGAGAATAAAGTGACAACGTCATATCCGATTTATAGTAACTTTGTCCCTCAGCAGGACTACACAAGCCGTGATTTCTCATCCATTAGCGAGGATTTACAGAACCTCATTCAGTACTTTTTACCAGAATGGACATCAAGAGATACCTCTGATTTTGGTATAACAATGATTGAGTTGTTTGCTGCAGCAGCTGATAACTTGAGCTTTTTTATTGATAGAGCAGCAAATGAGGCGTTCTTAACAACAGCAAGCCAAAGAAGCAGTATCTTAGATATCGCCAACTTGTTGAACTACGTTCCAGCAAACGCCAGAGCAGCTACGACGTCAGTTACATTCTCTAACTCAACAAGCTCTTCAATAACGATTCCTGCTGGAACACAGGTATCTACTACAACAGTAGTAAACAGTAACAACGAACAAATTAACTTTCAGACACTCTATACAACGGTTGTACCTGCAGCAGCATCCTCGTCTAGCCCAGGAACTGTCAGCACTCAAGTAGTTGAAGGCACCACTTATACAGACCCTGTTCAAATATCAGATGGACTTGCTAACCAAAGCTATCAGTTGCTCAATGCCCCTGTAGTTGATGGAACAATTTCTGTAACAGTTGACAGTATTCCTTACACATATATTAAAAATATTGTTGATGCTGGAGCAAATGACCCATTCTTCTCAACAACATACGATGACCTAGGAAACTCATACATTATCTTTGGCGATAACATCAGTGGTCGCATTCCTCCTATTAATACACAACTTACCTTTACCTACACTGTAGGAAGTGGTTCGTCTGGAAACGTAGCAGCTGGTTCAATTACCAATATTACTAACTTAGCACAACCAGGTTTAACTGTATCGCAACCATCTGCTGCTTACGGGGGTGCCGACCAAGAAGCGACTGATTCCATTAGAGTCAACGCTACAAAGAAAATATCAACACTTAATCGTGTTGTTACCCTTCAAGACTACGCTGATTATGTAAACAGTAATTTAGGAGCAGACAAAGCAAATGCAGTAGCTAACTCCTTTACAAGCGTCATTGTTTACGCAGCACAGTCAGGCGACCCAGGGGTATCAAGCGGTTCTTTTACAAGTAACTTTACAATCCTGCAAACAAACATTTTAAACGGACTTGCTTCAGTTATTCCACCGAATACAACCGTCACTGTGCTTCCACCTAGTTACGTTAACGTAGATGTTTCGGTGACAGTAACTGTACTTGCTAACAGAAAAGCCACTACAGTGCAGACTGCAGTTGTGGCTGCTATATCTAACCTACTGTCGTTTACTTACACATCTTTTGGTGAGACTATTTATCAAACAGATATCGCCTCTGCTGTAGCAGCTGTGGACGGAGTAGCTTCCTACACAATTACCCTTCTTTGCAGAGATGGAAGTAGTGGAGTTCAGGACATTACTACTCAGTACTTTGAAATCCCTCAGGCAAACAACATCAGCATAACCACTGTTGGTGGAATCTAAAAGGAGAGAAAATGCCATACGGAGTCACGTCAGCTTACCCGCTATCGATTATTTCTAGCTTTACTACCCATGTAAACCAAACGGAAATTGTTGATGCTAGCCATCCTAACCTCATTCAAGCAGAGGTTTACGCTATTGAGTCTACCCTAGGTCTTTCTCCTCAAAACTCAGGAAACTTTAAGACTAACCTCACGCTTAATAGTGCTGGAAGTACAACACCTAGCATTAGTACATACTTTTACACAGGTTACACCACCTTTGGTTCTTTTGGTGACCGTGTTACTAACGTAGAGAACCTAGCTGCTACGGCCTACTCCTTGGCGTCAACGACATCAGGATTAGCAGCCACCGTAACAACAAACCAAACAAATACTTCAAATATCTTTGCTATTGCTGCAATGGGCGGGTTCTAAGGACTATAAATGGCACGCTATGGAATTGATTACTATGGTCGGAGTTATTACGGAAACATTACTCTAGCCAACTACGATGCTACCCCTTTTACTGTCAATTCTGTTGATTACGCCAAACTTTTGTGTGAGTGGACGACTCCTTCAGGCTATTGGACAGGTATTCGCTTAATTAGAAATATTCACGGTTTTCCTGAAACAGCGGATGACGGAATTATTCTTGTAGACCAAACTCGTGGCTCTACTAGTACGTCGACAATCTCTTCTTACTATGACCCTGCTCCACCAGAGACCCCTATTATTCCCCATACAAATACACAAACAGACCCTAACGCTGTTAGAGAAATTACTTATTGGTTTGTTGAACCAGGTCAAATTCAGGTCACTGTTAACGACGCAACATACATTACTTTAGGGTGCACCATAAGTATCTACGGAGGCACTGAAATTGATGGAACATGGCTTGTCAGCTCTGTAAATGGAAATACTCTTACCATAGCAACTGTAGGAACAGAACTAGCTGGAGGCTACGGTACTTCTGGCTATGTATACGTAAATGAGCTACAACAAGGCCGCTTTTACTACTACTCTGTTTTTTGTAAAATTTTAACAAACACTTTATCCGTAACAGGCGCCTCGGCTGTAAAATTCACTGATGTCGCATATGAAGTGACCTACACAACAGCTACACCACACACCTATGCAGTAGGTAACTATGTAGGCGTCATGAACATGCCTGATTCTGATTACAATATTTTAAATAGTCAAGTTTTGTCAGTAACCTCAACAACGTTTACTGTTTATGCAATTGTTAGCGAGACTACCTGTTTAGGAGGAGGAACCGCTGGAATAAATACGCAGTGGGTTCGCGCTGGAAACGCTACAGGCCTTTCTGTTAAAGACTATGGAAGTCAATATAAATTTTATGATATGTTGCCAAATATCTATAAAGTACCCAACATTGCTGAGGGTATTGATAGCCCAGAAAACCCTACACTAAGAAGTTTCTTAGCTATTTTTGGTTTTTATTATGACATTTTAAAAACTTACGCAGAGCTTGCAGGAAAGCGTTATAAAATAGAATCGCTTTATGGAAACCTTATCCCACCTGCTCTACAACAGTTTAACTTTCAATATCAACCAGAACTTGGATTTAGACGCTCACGCTCACTAATTGCTAATGCTTTAGATATTTATCAATCTAAAGGAAGCACAGCAGGAACAGAGCTATATATAAAGTCCTTAACAGGAGAGACTACAAAGCTTGTTCAAGGAAAGAACCTTTTCTTAGATTCTAATGATGCTTCGTTTGAGCACAGTTCTACGGACAACCCTTCAGGTCGTTGGGTAACAACTGGTGGAACTTTAGTAGGAGCTGTTGCAGTACCTATAACATCTTGGTCATCTTCAGGAACAACCCTCACTATCAAGACAGTTTATAACTCAAAAACATCAGCCACATTTAGTTCAGGTGTGTATGTATATGGAACAAGCTCGGTTGACGGGGCATATAAAACAGGAGTTGTTACATCTACAACTACAAACACAAACCAACAAGTAGCAACAACAACACTCACCATCACCACATCTACATCATTGCCAACAGCCTCAGGTACTACAGGATACGTTTATCCTACACCAGTACTTCCGTACTTTGAAACGGGTGCGCCATCAACTGCTCCTGCCAATAGTTCTCAAGGATTAGGGGTACTTACAGCCACAGCAAGTGGCACAGTAACCTCAGGATGTGGGCTTACTGACACAGTTCAACAGAGTATCCCCGTGACCTCTGGGATGTCGTATACCTTTGGTTATCGCGTCTACTCGGTCTCAGCAGCCAAGTCTTTTAAAGCAACTATTAACTGGTATGACTATCGAGGGAACCTACTGTCGACCTCTACATCAGCCTCAGCAACAACGTCTTCTACTACATCCTGGACACTGGTTTCTGTAACAGCGTCAGCACCCTCTACAGCATATTTTGCGGTACCAGGAATTAGCACAACATCAGCTGCTGTTGGAAACATCCATTACATAGATGGATGTCAGTTAGAAAAATCTGGAGCAGCAACATATTTTCAAGATGCTCGTCAGATTCAAGTTTACGTAGAACCAGACCGCATCAACCTATGTGCAACGCCTAACTTCCAGATTAGTATAGGAAGTTGGACTGCGGTAAATGGAACAGCAGCGGTCGCCATTGGAGAAGGACTTTCTCTTTCGGCAAGTAACATTCCATACGCAGCAAACCAAATGGAAGTTTATTCAACAGGAACTTCTGACGTCAACATCATCTACACAACAAATACCTCTCAGTACATGCCTGTAAATGCTGGTCAGCAATACACGTTTAGTGTCAACCTTGTGACATCTGACGATAACAGCCCAACGGTGGGTTACAACGCTTACTTAGCTATTGATTGGTACAACTCAAGCAATACTCTTATCAGCACTACTGAATCTCCTATATATCAAACACCACTAGACCCAGCAAACCCAACAACGTATTCATTAACAGACATCTCACCATCTACAGCAACATCAGCAAACATTAGAGTTGTATGGCTTGCACCGCTAGGAGCGGGATATGGCTTACGCCTGTCAAACGTTATTTTTGAAAATCAACCTTATTACATTGATTTCTTTGATGGGGACTACGGCTACGCTGATGTGGACGATACCTTTTGGTCAGGAACTGTAGGTGCCAGTACCAGCTATTACTACAAAAATAAGGATGCTACCAAGGGAGTTTTAACTGCCACACTAGGCAGCTTTTTGCCACACGGCTCTAATTTTGCCATCTACTATCAATCGATGTAGTACAGTTGTCACATTATGACAACACTGGTACTTGTTTCGTGTTTTTCTGCATTCTTTTTAGCGTTCTTTGAACGATTTACCCATCTAGGTATTTTGAAAGTAGTCGTCTCATTAGTCTTTTCTGTAACAGGTTGTCTACTTTTAGGTAATTTGTCCCTTAAACAAGATGTTGTCTACGTAGGGGCGTCATGCTTTCTAGCTCCATTTTTAGCGCTGGCATCAGAGAAGCTTGCTACCTTAACCAAGACGGTGGTAGTGCCCCCTAGGAGAAATCTCTAAAAAGGTGTAGAGTGGCTCTTCCCTTCAATGAGAGGAGCAGTCAATGGCTGATTCAGCATATTTGCTCATAGCGGGCAATGGAGCAACAAGCAAAACAAATATCGAAGCGCTTTTAAGCGATTACCTTGTCATGCTTAAACAACAGAAGCAGACACCTGTTATGGCACTGGTCTATGACGACTATCCGTCAACAGGTCTACAAGAAGCAGCAAAGCTAGCAAAAGAAAAAAATATCCAAATCCTCGCCTACTTGCGCGATGAGGATAAGGCGGTAGGACTGCCTGCGGGTACATCGTTCCAGGTTGAACGAGAGCCTTACAAGGAGGCTGCAAAGCTTGCCAAAGGGAGCTCAGACAAAGCCTATGGATTTCTATTATGGGACGATGAAGACCCACATTGCGTCGATGCTCTAGCCACTTTTAGCGCCAAGGGCATCCCCTGTTTTGACCTAACCAAGGGTCTGACCGATATCAACCCTGTCAAGGGCTTAAAAGCCCCTAAAGAGCCTAAAATGCCCGATATCGAGGTTGAGGTAGAAGAAGTACTTGACGAACGGTCACAAGAGCTCCTAGAGGCTTCTGAAGACGATTCTGAGGTATCTGAGGAGTACACCGACGAAGAGGAAGTCTTGATGGAGTATCTCTATGACTCCATGCTAGGATTCGCCAAGGTCATGGCACAACTTATCGCCATTGAGCTAAAAAAGGATTCCGAGTGATTTCACTCGAGGCAATGGCTTTATGGCTTTTTGCAAAAAGCGTTGGCTGGGAGACGATTACGGCTGAGAAGGTTGTAAACGAGTTTCCTGACCACGGCAAAAAGTATTACTACCGAGTCTTAAAAGAGATTCGAGTCGCAGGTGGCATCACCATGACCCGCGAATTTTATAACGGACATTGCACAACGGTTCAACGGCTTACAGAGTTCCCTGACGGGAGTCCCGAAAAGGCGTTTCTGTATCAACTAGTAAAGCCATATAGCTATTTAGCTGATTATGCTATAAAGCTACAAAGCTCTAAAGCTATTACTTCTAAAAGCTTACCTATACCGAAAATTTCGGAAAAGGGCGCGAAAAAATTTGAAAGTCAACTTTTGTCTTACGGAGTAAACGTGGATTTCGAATATACGGCAGACGACAAAGAGTACGCAGAAGAGCAACAGGCTCTTCGCGCCAAAGGTCGGGCTGAAAAGCAAAAAGCGTACGCTGAAATCAAAGAAACGGAATATCGCAGGAAAGTCGAACTCCGTGACCGAGACCGCGTTCCTGCAAAAGACTGGTCTTCGTCAGACATCGCGTACTACTTCAGCGATAATCTCATGTTCCGCCGTTGGGACATTCCACCTTGGCAGGTTAAGCACACTCGCTTTGTGCAGGCTTTAGCTGAGAAGCGAAGTCATGAGCAGACTAACGGTGCTATTGAAAAGAAGATGGTTGACATTTATCTTGCAGAGCCGTGGGTAAAGACTGTTTCTGATTCAGAGCGTCTTTGGAAAACTTTTGTTAAACGTTTTGGAAGTTTGAAAGAGCAAGCCTTGCTTCAGTATCACAACCCTGATAGCTTTGCTGCTTCGAAAGAACTCGATGAGGCTCGTACTCGTCAAGCTTTAGGGTTGGAGGGATAATGTACGCACTTGAGTCATTGAAGATACGTAGACGTTCGTGGTTTAAAGTGGCAAACATCCCTGCCAAATCTGTGGGCTGGACTTTGTCTGACTGCCTGCCGTTAGGGAACGCCACCGATTACGTTAAACACTGGTTAGAGCATGTTAAGTCTGACCGTGTTATTCGTGCGTATGGTTCATCGTTCTGCGGTAAAGGTGTGATGCTCTACGGTGATGCAGGTCACGGTAAATCCACGCTAGCGTCTGCTGTATTACAAGAGATGATTACAACGTTTTCTTTAGCAACGTTTAAGAGCGAAGCTGTTTTAGTTCGCCCGTGCTACTTTACGTCGTATACAAAGCTCATCGCTTTAAAAGGTCGAACCATGGAACCTGATACGAGCGATTGGGATTACAAGCTGTATTACGGCATCTTAGGTGAGTGTGCTGACGACGCTTACAATGTACGTGTACTTGTTATAGATGACGTTGGGCACGAGCATATGGGTCAGAACGGTTGGAGTAAAAATCTTTTACACGAAGTTCTGCGCACTCGATTTGAGAACGGATTGCCTACCATAATGACAACTAACCTCTCTACAGAGGATTGGGTAAACGGTTATGGTGATGCGACACGAAATTTCCTTTTCGAGGCTTTCCTTTCTATAGCCGTCGAAAATACATCAGGTCATCTAAGATAGAAGTTGTGAAAGGTTATAAGCTTCTTCAAGTATTTCTCAGTACGAAGACAACTTCGCATCCTGGGATTTTCGAAGTCTCTACCAACTCTAACGACGACTTACACTGCACATGTCCAGGATTTACTTCACGTGGGTTGTGTAAACACATTGATTTCGTAAAAGCTAAGATGAATGAAAACAAAGGAGTGTACCCGTTAGCGGTGTCTAGCAAGGCTACGTCATATGACGCAGAGGCAGCTAAGACATCTGAGAAAGCTATGCGGGACTTTGTTATACGATTTGGAAAAATAGAGGTGTTTTAATGCAATATGGTGATATCAGCAATGAGCTTCCCAAGCGTTTGCTGGTTCACCTAGACGTGGTAACAACGTCAACCCCTGAAGTTACAAAGAAATTTAAAGTAATCCCTAAAGTCTCTTATAAAGTGGAGTACAACATGGGGGCGCTTAGTCGTTTCTATTTATACACCAGCCGCGTTGGTACTACTCTGGAGTTAATCAGTACAGATAGGGACGATGAAGCGACGAAAGAAATTATTGATTATCTGGATAGAGTAGGGACAAACCCTTTTCGATACTACAGGGCATACGATTCCGTAGAACAACTTGTTGCAGAACTTCCATATCGACCTGAAGTAACAGGTGTTGTGGATTTGCCAAATAGGTTGCTAAGGTATGGTCATTGGGGTCTTACATTCAGCGACGTATTTGGTGGTGGAATTTGAATAACGAAACAAGGATTCTTCATAAGCTCATTGCTAATAGAGACCTGTCTCCGCTACTTACCCGTGGGGTAAGCGACTCTTGGTTTTCTGATGATAGCAACATCCGCCTATTTCAATTTATCCGTGAACACTTTATTAACTACTCAGAGTGTCCAAGTATTGAAGCGGTAAATAAAAACTTTCCAAACTTTGTTTTAGAAGAACCTCTTGATTCTATTGATTACTTGCTTGACACATTTGTGTCCGATAGACGAAAGAGCTTTACCCATGCTTTGTTAAAAGACGCTATTGAAGTCTATGACAAGTTTGGTCACGAAGAATCCTTGATTGCTTTGCAAGGAGGTTTACTTCGCATTGATGAAGAGACTTTTAGTTCAAGCGATGATGTCGACTTAACAAAAACTACTGAAGAACGTTTTGCGGAGTACTTACGTAGAAAGGACACTCCTGATGGCATCCTTGGTTATCGCACTGGTTTTCCCACTATTGATAAGAGCATTAGCGGTATACAGCCAGGACAACTCATTGTCGTAGCTGCTTTGCCAAAGACTGGTAAGTCAACCCTGTGTTTGCAGATGGCTATCAACATGCAGCTTGAAGGTCAAAAGGTTATGTTTCAATCTTACGAAATGACTAACGTGGAACAAGAAGCGCGTTACGATGCTATTCGAGGAAAGCTGTCACATTTTCGTTTGATGACAGGTTCTATGACTGAAGAGGAAGAAGCCCGTTACCGTTCAAGCTTAACTTTTACAAGTAAGTTAGAGAGCGGATTTCTCTTGCCTAGCCAAAAGGTGGGTAAAACAATTACTGGAATTGCTAACAAGATTCAGTTGTTGCAACCTGACGTGGTGTTTATTGATGGTGTCTACTTGATGCTTGATGAACAGACCAAGGAGATGAACACTCCTCGTGCGCTGACTAACATCACACGTAACCTCAAGAACTTAGCTATGCGAGTTCAAAAGCCAATCATTATTAACACTCAGTACTTGGCGCATAAGACTAATAAGGGTAAAGCAACCATTGACTCTATTGGTTACGCGTCCTCGTTCGCACAGGATGCTGACGTTGTGATGGGCTTGGAGCGCGAGTCCGAAGAGGTTGACGACATGCGTATTCTAAAGATTATGGCTAGCCGTAACTCAGGTCCTGCAGAGATTTCTTTGACATGGGAATGGGATAAGGGCGTCTTTAAAGAGCAAGAGGAGAGTGACCTCAATGACTACTGATGAGATGGTCAGCCTTCTTGAAAAACTCGGTGTTGAGGCTGGAGAAGTTCAAGGACGTGAGGTAAAGGCTCGTTGTCCTGCTCACCTAGCTCGTACAGGTAGGGAAGACTCTCACCCTTCGTTCTCTATCAACGCTTCTACAGGTGCCTTTCGTTGCTGGTCCTGCCACTTTAAAGGAAACCTTCAGTACCTTGTTTCTTACATCGGTGGGGTTGACTACGAAGATGTTGATAAATTCATCAAAGACAAAGAAGAGTTAAGTGATTTGCTTGCACGTGTAGACGCTGAACCTGAGGAAGACCTGATTCCTACTGTTCTATACGAGTCTGAGCTAGCTCTTTTTACACCACCCCCTACGGACATTTTACGAGGTCGCGGAATACTTCCTAGTGCTGCTGCACGCTTAGGGATTTTGTACGACCCTAAGAAACGTTCATGGATTATTCCTATTCGTGACCCTCTCACAAACGCTTTATGGGGTTGGCAAGAAAAAGGAATTACGGGTCGTTACTTTATGAATTACCCGACAGGTGTTAAAAAAGGTCGAACACTCTTTGGCTACTATCAACAGATGAAGGTTTCTACAGATGAAGCAAGCCTGCTTCTCGTAGAGTCTCCGTTAGATGTGGCTCGACTAGCTTCTGTAGGGATTGACTTTGGTGTTGCTGCTTACGGCGCTAGTTTGACCAAAGACCAGTATGAGCTTCTTAATACCGACCGCAAACTATATGTTGCACTGGATAACGACGAAGCTGGGCGCAACTCCACCAGTGAGGTTGGAGTGTGGGCTGATAAGGTCAATCGTCCTGTATGGTTCTTTAATTACAACCATACTGACCAAAAGGATGTTGGCGGTATGAGCAAAGATGAGATTTACACAGGAATAGCAAACGCACGCATATCATTAAGAAAAGGGGCTTTTCAGTGATTATTGGACTATCGGGTTACGCTCGTTCGGGCAAAGATACTGTTGCTGAGTATCTTGTTGAGCACTATGGTTACACTCGCGTTGCATTTGCTGATGCTGTGCGTAACTATGCTTATGAAATTAATCCCCTTATAGATAATGCTATTCGCCTTGCTGAGGTTGTAGATGACTACGGCTGGGACGTTGCAAAGCAGAACTTAGAGGTACGTCGAACCCTCCAGCAGGTTGGCGTCGCTGCTCGTAATCAATTTGGCGACTTGTTCTGGGTAAATATGGCTTTGGATAAGGTTAGTTATACGGGTGACTACGTTATTACAGATGTACGGTTTAAAAATGAAGCGTCGCACATTAAGCGCCGTGACTACGCACAGATATGGCGCATTGAACGCCCAGGCGTAGGTCCCATTAACAATCACATTTCTGAGGTCGACATGGATGATTGGGAGTATGACTTTACATTCGTTAATTCAGGTACTTTAGAAGATTTAGCTCTATCTGTCAGAACGCGTCTGCAGCATGTTTAAAGGTACCCTTTTACCTTATCAACCTGAAGCCGTTGACAAAATGTGTGAGCGGGGAAGGGTTCTTGTTGCCTACGATTTAGGTTTAGGTAAGACTGTGCTAACCATTGCTGCCCTAGAACAGCTTAAGGAAAGCCAGCAAGTAACCTCTTCAGGAATTGTAATCTGTTTATCTTCCCTGAAATATCAGTGGGCTAACCAGATTAGAAAGTTTACAGATGGCACTTCACGCGCTTTGGTCATTGATGGAACACCAAAGAAAAGAGCAGCCCAGTATCAATCTGTCATCAACAAAGGTACTGAAGCAGCTGACTACGTCATTCTTAATTATGAACAAGTAGTCAACGATTGGAAGTTTGTCCAACAGCTTCCAAGAGGTTTTGTTGTCCTTGATGAGGCAACTGCCATAAAGTCTTTTCGGTCAAAGCGGTCTAAACATGTTAAAAAGCTTAGTGACGCGACTTACAAGTTTGCTCTGACAGGTACCCCTATTGAGAACGGTAAGCCTGAAGAGCTTTATAGCATCATGCAATTTGTCGACAATCAGCTTCTAGGTGGGTTTGAAAAGTTTGACAACACCTTTATTGTTCGTAACCGTTGGGGTGGAGTAGAGCGCTACCGTAATCTACCTATCTTGCACGAACGCTTGAAACAAGCCTGCGTCCGTAAGTCTCAAAAAGACCCTGACGTTGCACCATTCCTTCCAGATGTAATCCATAAAGACCCTCTACTGGTCACCTTAGATAGGAAAACAGCTAAGTTGTACAACAAGATAGCTGATGACCTTTTGACCGACTTAGCGGATGCTGAAGCCCTTTTTGGCTCCTCTTTTAACCTGCTTGCTCACTACGGCATGGAAAAGCAGTGGGGAGGTCCTGCGGATGAGCTTAGAGGCAAACTTATGGCAAAGATTGGTGCGCTTAAAATGCTGTGTTCGCACCCTGACTTGCTCCGTACAAGTGCTGCCAAATTTCATGAACAGCGGGGAGAAGGTTCCGCTTATATTGCAGAACTAGCAGATGACGGCTGGCTCGACACCATTACTCGTTCTGACAAACTTACAACACTAGTGTCGTATGTTAAGGATTTTCTTGATATTGCTGAAGATAACAAAGTAGTTATTTTTGCAACACACGTAGACATGCTCGACGTCATTCAGCAAGAACTGGGAGCTAGTATTTGTCGGCTGTACTCAGGTCGTCTTAACGCTAAGCAGAAAGAGGATAACAAAATTGCATTTAACACAGATTCTAATGTTCGTGTTCTTATTAGCTCTGACGCTGGCGGTTACGGCGTTGACCTGCCGTCTGGGAACTTACTTATCAACTATGACCTCCCGTGGTCCTCTGGAACGGCCACTCAAAGAAACGGACGAATTGTTAGAGCTTCATCTAAATTTAAGTCCGCCGTCATACTCGATATCCTCGTCGACAACTCAATCGAGTACAGGCAGTATCTATCGCTCCAGCAAAAAAGTGCCGTGGCGAGCGCGGTCATTGACGGTCAGGGCATCGATGAGAAGGGCGGAGTGGAACTCACTTTGGCGTCCCTCAGCACCTTTCTTAAAACCACCTCAATCTAAGGAGAACTAATGCACCACGAAGTATTTCTGACACGGCTTCAGTACAAGCATGCTTTGGATGTGGGCTACGCACGGTCTACCGCTCACAGAGATGAGTATGGTGTTCGTGGAGGTTCACAATTCCGCACAGGCCGTAAACTTCCAGATATTGCAGGTGACCAGTTAGGAGCTGTTGCTGAGTGCGCTGTGGGCGTTTTCTACCAAACACATTGGAATGATGACGCTTGGGACTTATCTACCCATGCCACGCGGAAAAAAGCTCCCGATGTAGAGCCTAACTTTGAAGTTCGTCGCATCAATTTTATTGATGGTCAGCTATCTCTTCGCGCAGATGATGAGCCTAGTAAGACTGCTATTTTGGCATACGTTGACTGGGAAAATTCACAGCGTGTAGTCCTTGTTGGTGGCATCAGCATTGATTATGTGTTTAAGAACGCTAAGCCAGCATCCTATGCCATGCCTGAGGACAACTATTTGTATTTTGAGAAAGACAGTACCTATATGGTTATGCAAGCAGGATTACAAGACGTATTGGAGTTTAGCCCCGTTAACGCGTTTGAAAAGGTAAACTAATAAGATGCCTAATGCACCTAAGACCCCGACACGTACAATCCGTGTAGCCGATGACCTTTGGAAAGCAGTACAGACAAAAGCTGCTGAGGAGAAGGTCACCGTTACCAGCGTCATTATCGAAGCTCTTGAGGCTTATATCAAATAGGACTTGACAACTCTAGCAACCCCCGATAGGTTCTTCCTGAATCTAAAGGGGGTTCTTTTATGGACACGGAAGCTATCCGTTCGCAAGTTCGTCAATACGTAGGATTACAAGAACAAGAAAAACTATTGGCAGAACGCAAGAAAGCAATTCATACAGTATTAATGCAAGCCATCGATTCGTATGGTGAAGAAGACGCTAAAGGTAACATCACACTAGAAATTGGTGATGATGAAGTCGGCGTTTCATCTATTACAAAGCGCAAGCGCACATCTACTTCTATTGACGTAGAAGCTGCTGTACCTTATCTTGAAGCCAAGGGGTTAGATAAGTGTGTTAAGCAGGTTAAGATGGTAGAAGAAGACGCTCTTATGGCTGCGTACTATGAAGGTGAAATTACAGAAGAAGACATGAACGTCATTGTGTCTAAATCAACTAGTTACGCATTTTTTGTTAATAGGTAAAATAAATGTCAGAAGATTTTATGGAGCAGTTTGCTGAACTGGATAAGTTTTATCCAGGCAGTAAAAAGACGCGCCGAGAAGCACTGCCACCAGAAGTGCAGCCTGACTTAGAATGGGATGCCAAGCCCTACATCAAGACCCTTCCTAGCGGAAAGGACATTGAGATGTTTACAATTGGAGCGTTGGCGGGAGCGATAGGGAGACCTATCATTACCGTACGTAAATGGATGCGAGAGGGTCACGTGCCCCCATCTCCATACCGTTTACCAACAAAGAAAAACAAACACGGCGAAGAACACAAAGGTCGTAGACTCTACACAAGAGCTATGGTCGAGGTTGCTGTAGACATCTTTACGAAGAATGGACTTATGGACAAGACTCGTATAGATTGGTCGCAACACCGTTCAGTTGCTCAACAGCTAAACGAGGCGTGGCAACAGCTACGCGAGGAATAAACACGACACGACAAGAAGAGAGAATGAACATGACAACAAATCAATCACAAACATCAGCACAAGAGTTCGTTTCAGAAGAAGAAGAATTTTCTGTAAACGACCGTCCAGTACCTACAGCATCCTCACTAGTCACATCTGGCTGGGACGCTGCAGAGGTTCTTACACCTAAGCGTGAGGGAGGATTCCCTAACGATTACAAGCACAAGGAAACACCACAGATTATTAAGTTCATCGACCAAGGTGGTCCTTTTGCTGCATTTAAGCAGCACTTCCTTACTAAGCAAGGAAAGCGTTCATACGTCTGCTTAAACACTCTTAATGACAACACCGATTGCCCATTGTGCACCATCTTGCATAACAAGGCTGAAGAAAAGCGTTGCTTTACTGTCATTAACTTTTCTGCTGAGGGTGGTCCAGAGAAGCAAGTTCTCATGGCAAGTCCTCGCCTTTATAAGTCACTTAGTACTGCGCACTACTCACCGCAAGGTCCATTGACTAAGTCTTATTGGGCTTTGAGTCGTACAGGTGAGAAGCAAGGTACTGTTTATCACATGCTCGCCATTAAGCCTCGTGACCTCTTTGAGGATTGGAATATCAACGAGGCAGATGCCGAAGCACTCGTTAGTGAAGCTGAATCATTTTCTCCGTCAATCTACACAACTCAGTCATACGCAGAGTTGTTGCAGATTGCTCAAGAAATGATGGACAACTAACACACTAGGTCGTTTACAGAGAAGGGATGTTCACGCTGAGTTCACAGCACCCCTTTCATCCCTTCTCTGTAGACATTACAAAGGGGATATTGTGAGCGTAATTCTAAACAAAGAACAGCTCACTGAGATGGTTCAGTTTTATATGCAGCAAGATGCGTTTGCATTTGACGTTGAAACTATCGGTGAACAAAGACTATTAACACCCATTAATCAGGTTGCATGGATAACGTTTGCTACTTATGGGCGCGTTGATTCCATACCTATGGGTCACCCTAATGGTGACTTTGTTGAGTATGTACGCCCACTTACAGGCATGGGTCAAAAACGCCTAGACAGTGGATTACCTGTACGTCCCAGCGATTACTCTAGAGATGTTAAAAAGGCTACTAAAGTATTCACTCCGCCTCCTCAACAATTGTTTCCAGAAGAGGTATTTACAGCCCTTCAACCACTGTTATTTAGCGATAAATTGAAGATAGGTCACAACCTTATCTTTGACCTCACATCCATTACTAAGTACTGTAGCAACGAGGTACCACCAGGACCTTACTTTGACACTATGATTGCGTCGTTTCTTTACAATAACCGCAATAAAGGACGCTGTGCGCTAGATGACTGTCTAGCACGCGAGCTTGATTTTAAGATGGCTAAAGGCGTTGGTAAAGACATATCGGTACACACCTTTGATGATGTTTTGCTATATGCCGAACTCGATGCCAAATACACGTGGTTGTTGTGGGATAAGCTGAAGGTAAAGGTTGCTGAGTCCAATGTAGAGAAGACTATGAAACTGGAGATGAAAGTGCTCCGCGTCCTCTGCGATATGAAGTTGTCTGGTGCCCCCATCGATACTGAAGCGTTAGTTCAGTTAAAGATTGACCTTGAACGGGACATTGATGAACTACGGGCAAAGATTTACCAAGAAGCAGGAGTTCGGTTTAATATCAACTCTGTTGCAGATAAGCAACGCATCTTGTATTCATCTAAAAAAGACGGTGGTCGTGGATTAAAGACCACAATACTTACCCCTAAAGGTGCTCAAAAGAAATCAGATAACAAGCCACTTGAGTACTCAGACTACTCAACTTCTGAAGAGGCGATGAAAGAGATTGTCCAGGACCCTCTAGGAAAGCTGCTATCGGAATACTCAGATTTAAACAAGCTATTGACTACCTATATCGTCCCGTACCTTGGAGATGAAGAGAAAACTAGTCTGCTTATTAATGGGCGTATTCACTGCGACTTTGTGCAGATTGGCGCTGAGACAGGACGCTTTTCGAGTAAAAGTCCTAATCTTCAGAATATCCCTAACCCTGAGAAAAGCATTATAGGTAAAAAGATTCGTAATTTGTTTATATCACCTGAAGGGTACAAGCTGGTAGTAGCAGACTATGCTCAGATTGAACCTCGACTTATTGCGTCTTTTTCACAAGACAAGACCATGATGGATGCGTTCCTTACTGGACAGGATATCTATACAGCTATTGCGTCTAAAGTGGGTCGTGACCGTTCTGCAGGTAAGGTGTTAAACCTGTCTATGTCCTACGGTGTAGGTCCTGATAAGGTTGCTAAGACCCTAGGCATTAAACTAGAAGAGGCTAAACAGCTTCTGGATGACTTCGCCATAGAGTTTAAAGAGATTAACAACTATCGACGAAGGGTCATAGCCAGTGCTCGTAAAAACGGGTATGTGACCACTATCTGTGACAGGCGCCGTTATCTTCCCGATATCAACTCTGACATTAGAGAGTATAAGAGCTCCGCTGAACGCCAAGCTTTTAACACCAAAATCCAAGGTTCGGCTGCAGATATCATGAAACTCGCCATGGTCAAGGCACATGAAAAGCTTCCTGAAGGGGCTAGACTTCTACTCACAGTTCACGATGAACTTGTAACCTTGACACCTGACCACTTGGCAGAGCAGACCGCAGACGCCATTAAAGATGCCATGGAAAACGTACTAGAGGGCACAACCCTTCTGCGAGTTCCGCTTATCGCAGATGTAAAGGTTGTTAACAAATGGGGTGATGGCAAGAAGTGAGTTTTTTCGACAAGTTTACTCGGGATGAAAACTCCGCTGACGATGTGGGATATATCCCTATGTCCACATTGATGCGGTGGTACCTCTATGACATGGATGTTGTAGATAGAGAGGAACTTGCTCAGAAGTTTGAATTGCCTCCCATCAGCCAAGAGGGTATTGAGATGGAAATCCTAGACAGCAAGGCTCGTATGGCTGTGGTGGAAAAATACACTGACTTTGTAAAAGGTTTGGCTGAAATAAACGGATATATTATTAATGAGATTCACTCAGCAACTTTGAGAGAAAAGCTCGAGTTACTTAGAGATGAATTTGGCGACGACGTCGATGACATGTATGAAGAGCTTACCGAGGAAACGACAATATTTTTTGACCAGATAAGTTTTGCTGCAATTATGTTCGGTTTATCTGTAGGATTTGCTGTCGGACTATTATCTGAAGGACCAGCAGAAGTTAACTACGCAGGAGAAAACCCATATGAGCAACAATAGCGACTGGTACGCCCGCCAATTAGGTGGTCGCGCTCCACAGCAACCTCAGCAGCTTCCCCCACAATTTCAACAGGTTCCTCCGCAGTACCAGCAGCCTTACCCACCCCAGTATCAACAGCAGCCTCCAGTCTATCCACCACCACAGTTTCAACAACAACCTGTCTACCCACCCCAGTACCAGCAATACCCACCACAGCCACCTCAGTATTACCCTCCACAACCACAGTACTATCCACAGCAACCTCAAAACTATCCTCCACAACAGTACGGTCCTATGCCTGGGCAGAAGTTATCGGAGTACCAAGGTTATGAGCACACTCCTCCAAAGAGCGCAAACTCCGCCGACCTTTGTCCAGATTGCAACAGTAGAAATTACTCAAAGGTAGGAAAGACTCCACCATCACAAGCAGGTCCAGGTCAGGATATTTGGCGCTGTTATGACTGTGGCTACCCTGTTAAGCAAACAACAAGCGGTATGGGTGGATTTAGCCAACAAAGTACTGGACCAACTATGCCTGCAAAACAAGTTCCGACAGGCGGGTTCAACCCACAGGGGATTATCGGTCACATCTAGTAGTATGAGCGCATGAAATCAACAGGCGCACTAGAAAAGACAATTAAGCTTCTTAACAAGAAGCTTGGTGATGAAACAATTATTCCTGCACAATCTGTAGTCGACTACGGGCGCATCCCATCAGGTTCCTTATCATTAGATATTGCTCTGGGCGGCGGATGGTCACTTAATAAGTGGCACGAGATTATTGGTGAGCAAAGTAACGGTAAGACTGCACTAGTTTTAAAGACTATTGCTACCAATCAACAGCGAGACCCAGACTTCACAACGGTCTGGGTAGCTGCTGAAGACTGGGTACCCTCACACGCAGAGATGTGTGGTGTTGATGTTAGCCGTGTGTACGTTATTACTACAAATATTTTGGAGGATGCTCTAGATGCCGTTCTCGAAATCGCAGAAACAAAAGATGTTGATTGTATTGTTATTGATTCTTTGCCTGCCCTTCTTACTAAGTTGGAAGAAGAAAAGGAGATGAACGACGCGATAGTTGGTAAGACCGCCCTCCAGCTTAATAAGTTTTGGCGCAAGGTTACCTTCTCATCGCATCGTAGTTTGCTGGGTGGAGAGCGTCCTTTCCTAGGTTTGGTTATTAATCAGTTTCGTTCCAAGATTGGCGTGGTATATGGCGACCCACGAACAACTCCAGGGGGAGAAGGCAAGAACTACCATTTCTCTACCCGTTTACAGTTGAGTCGTGATGAATGGATTCACGAAGGTAAGGGCGAAGCAAGGCACAAGGTAGGTCAGACCATCAAGGTCAGGGTCATTAAGAACAAGACAGCTGTCCCTGCGCAGGAAGCCGTGTTTGATTTCTACTTTGATGACAGCCAAGAGCATCCATTTAAGGCTGGAGATATTGACTACATCAAAGAGATGATGGCGCTTTCTAAGCTGTTTAAGGTAGTGAAACGAGCAGGTTCCTACTATCGGTACGCCGAACGTCAGTGGCAAGGCGAGGATGCTATGATTAAGTCACTGAGAGAAGAACTTGACCTTCAAGAGATGTTAGATAAAGACGTCCGAGAAGCTATCAAGATTAGTTCTAAATTTGCACCCGAGTCCGATGAGGAGTAAGGGTCAGATAGAGTCTAGAAAACACGAGGACCGATTAGCCAAAACCTTTGGCGGGAAACGTAACGCGGGGAGCGGAAGTTTCTGGCAGCGGAAAGGTGATGTTCGTACTCCTGAGCTTTTAATCGAGCACAAGTGGACGGGCAAAACCCAAATCACTGTCAAAGCAGCGGTGCTTGAGAAGATTGTTAAGGAAGCAATCCTTGACAGTCGAACACCTGTTCTAGGCTTTCATCTTAATGGTGAAAATTACGTATGCCTAACAGAAGACGACTTTCTTGAGCTCTGCTATGAGCTTAAGGATTGTTCGTGTACAAAGGCGACGAGCTAGATTATTGGGATAACCATGGCAAATGTAAAGGCATGGATACTGAACAGTGGTTCCCCCCTCGCGACAAAGATAAATACAAAGACATTGCTGATAAGGCAAAGGCTATCTGTTTTGGTAAGGATGGTAAGCCTGAGTGCCCCGTTCGCAGAGAGTGCCTGCTAGCAGCTATTAAAATTGACGAGCAGCACGGTATCTGGGGTGGTATGAGTCATCGAGAGCGCAACGCTTTACAACGTAAGGCAACTCGTAATAAGATGACCGTAGCCGAATGGCTAGACCAAAAGGGGTAGAAATGAAACAACCGATGTCAGCTGCTTTTAAAAAGTTTGCAGAAACAGGAAAGACTGACACTCGTGTGTTAGGTCCTTTAGAACGTTACGTACTATCACGTCCTCACGATGATTCCCGACCTACAAATGTGTTTCATCCATCTGAGATGTCTAAAGATAACTGGTGTTATCGTGCATCATACTTTCACCTTAAAGGCTATAAGCCATTAAAAGCTGATACACCCAACGGATTACAACGAGAGAATGTGTTTGCTAATGGTCACGGCGCACATGAACGTTGGCAGAACTGGTTTGCACAAGCAGGAACGTTATATGGAACTTGGGGTTGTTGGCATCAGCAATGCGAAAAAGACAAAGTTCGTGTATGGGGTATGCCTTATCCAGAATGTCCTAATGGTCATGGACCAATGAAGAAGTACAAAGAGGTCCCACTAGTACATAAGAAACTTCGCTTTGGTGGCCATGCAGACGGTTGGTTAATTGGTTATGGCGCACCTTTGCTTCTTGAAGTGAAGACTGTTGGTGAAGGCACTTTTCGATGGGAAGCGCCAGAAATGCTTAGAGAAGATACTTTTGAACAAGCGTGGAAAAAGCTAGATACACCTTTTCATTCACATATTATGCAAGCACAGATTTATTTAAAGCTTATTGAATTAATTGGCAATGAACAAGAATGCCCTCAAGAGATTATGTTTTTGTACGAGAAGAAAGCTGACCAAGAGGCAAAAGAGTTTATTGTTCCAAAGAGTGACTTTGGCGTATCTGAAAAGTTTGCAGCAGTCGATATGATTTTAAATGCCATTGAGAATAACAAGGCACCTTCATGTAATGTTGCCAGCTACGGTAAATGCAAGAGTTGCGGAGGATATGATGATTAAGTTAGTCAGTCGCGAAGGTAGTAAAGATGTTACAGCTGCTTTGGCTTCAGGTGGGCTTGGAGTACCTGATAGTTTTGACTACCCTCAACCAAAGATTCCAGAGGATTTAACAAGCCTTACCGATAGTGATTTGATGGGGCTTTATCTGTTATTTAATGAGTACAACAACTTTCTGTTAATGCAGGTTTCCATTGCTAAAGTAGATGCAGATTACTATTCCAAGCTTCGTTCAATTGAAGAGGCAAGGTTTATCCTAGAAGCGCCTAAAGGAGAGACGGTAGCTAAGACTAAGGCTCGTTGTCTTTTAGACCCTGATTACATTAAAGCCCTTAACATGGCTGACTCCACAGAGAGTTATGCCACTATTGTTGAGGCTATTCAAAAGACTTCATCCGAGAGTATGTGGGTAATCAAAGGAGAGATTACTCGTCGTCGCAGTAATGCCAGCTTCTCACAGGCAGCTCGCGGATACTCGGCATGAAAGTATTTCAAGATGGTATGGTCGTGGGAAGCCCCGTGTGGCTTGGCATTGACCAGTCCTTTAGTGGATTTGCTATTACTGCCCTTGGGGATGCTGGCTTTTATACAGAGGTTTATAAATCAGACAAGCGCGGTACAGACCGTTTAAAAGATATTCAATCCCATGTAATGGATTGGTTAGTAGAGTTTGACCAGATTCACGACGTTGCTATGGAAGGCTACGCGTACGCAGGGGCTGGAATGGTTTACAACTTAGGAGAGCTAGGTGGCATGGTTAAGCTGACTTTATTGGAGTTCGGTATTTACCCACTAATTGTTCCCCCTACAAACTTAAAGAAGTACGCAGCAGGAAAAGGTAATGGCGTCAGTAAGAGCCAGATGCTTCTTAACGTTTATAAAACATGGGGCGTGGAGTTTACTGATGACAACGCTGCTGACTCCTACGTCCTTGCCCATATGGTTAAAGGGACTACTAAGTACTCCTATCAAGAAGACGTTATTAAGAAATTGCAAGACCCTAAGTTCAGGGAACGTTAATGGAACTACCTAAGCCTGAGTCTGTTAACTTCTATGAGATGTCCCATGCAGAACAAAATAGGTACTACGCTAAAAATGTTAGAAAATTAATTGAGTGGCTGCTGCTTCAAGACGATTTTCCTGATAAATTTCGTCGTGCGGTGGAAGCCATCGATGATTACACATTCTATATCGGAGAAGAGATAGGAGTTCGACAATTGGTTGAGGACGAGTACTTTTGCAATGACCCTGAGTGCGGTTGTGATAATTGCGACGGAGATTGCGATTGCGTAGAAGAGTCTGTAGATGATTTTGAAGATGACGACCTACTAGATGAAAGTCTATTTGAGGAGAATGATGAAGACTAACGACGACTACAAAAACCTTCGTAACATGGGGTACATGACCTCAGAAGAATATGTCAGTTGCATGTCCCCAGCACTTATCAGTTACCTAGATGAGTCATGGGGTTTTGAGGGTCACAAGCTACGCCACCCTGAAGACTTAGCAACCAATGCGTCTATCTTTTTTGACATTGCATATCGAGTAACCGCAGAGCTGACACTGTTTTGGCAAAGTCAATCAGAGAACTAAAACCTGATTATTCAGGGAGCATGGACTACGCAGATGAGGTGCACCACGAATGCCCTCACTGCGAGTCTAACTTGTGGAACGTTAAAGTTTCTTTTGACGATTATGAAATAGCCCAATACCTCCTTGAGATGGAATGCGCTATTTGTGGGACCTACGCCTTAGCCCCCACCCCACTCGATAAACCTCACACACTGTGAAGTTTAGCCTGTAAAATCTGACACAAAACCTCACACTTTATACCGCAGAACAACAACAATTCGGTAAATGAGGTATAAAACATGTCAGATAAAAAGGAACCGTTACGCGCTGGTGCGGGCACGAGCCCTCAGTCACTAGCTTCAGCTATCGCCCACGCCATCTATGAGGACCGAAGTTGCACTATTCGTGCCGTCGGCGCGGGAGCTACCAATCAAGCAGTTAAGGCTATCGCCATTGCCAGAGGTTTTGTCGCGCCTCGTGGAATGGACCTTGTATGTGTCCCAGGATTTACATCCATTAGCAGCCGTGATGGGGAAATTAGCGCTGTCCTTTTCACAGTAGATGTCCGTTAAGCCTGTAAAAAGGCCCTAATCCTCGTATCCTGTAATTAATCCTAGCGCTATGGAGACATTATGAAGAACACAGCTAACAACAAGTTTACAAAGGCTGGTACAACATCAGCCAAAGTAGAGGCTCCTGAAAAGGGCAAGCTTGTCAAGAAGAAGAACGTTGCAGCTGGTGGAGCTACAGGCCCAGCTACAGTTCGCACCGTTTCAAGCTCAGCAACAACCTCTGGTGCACGTTACGGTGTAAAGGTCAAGCTATCAGGTGGAACATCACCAGAAGCTGGAGCTACACAGTCTAACGGTCGCATCATTGCGCCTGCGGTCAACCGCACACGCCCTAATTTTACAGATGGTGCTCACGAATCAATTAGTCGCTAAGGACTAGAAAATGCCAGGCACGCATCAAAACCTGCAAAATCTTGGTGCAGGTGGCATGTATGGCACCAACACTAACTATGGTGGCGGTGGCGTTCCTGTCGCTCGTTCCGAGCTCGATTTTCTACGCCTTGGTGTTGGTCGCACACCACAAGCCGAATATCCAGATGGTTATCTAGGAACTATTCGCACACGTCGCGATGACCGCGGACGTCCAGGCTCCACATCAGAACGCGTACTTGATTCAACCAAGCAACGCGTTACTCAGCGTTCCTATCAACGTGGTGTTCACCGCGGTGAGCGCATTGACCAATCAGATTACTTCTGGAATTCGTCAATGAGAGCTGACCAAGGAATCAAACGTCAGATGGCTGCTGCTCGCAAAGGCGAAGACCCTAAGCGTTTTGGCATCAATCCATTACTTGCGCCTGCTCCACACTTACCTAACGATGGTAAGACAAATATGCAGAGCACATCACCAATGGAAATCAACCAACGTCGCGTTGACCAATGGTCACGTATGCGTCCAAGCTGGGGGTAAAATGGCACGACGACGTACAGGAAGAGCTGAAAAGCAATCACGCGAAGCTTCTATTGCTAAAAGCACTAGACCACCTAAACTTTCTAGTGTTTATGCTGCTTTTAATACTAAAAAAATTAA